TCAACGGACTGAGCACGGGTTATCGTCACGTTGTGTTGGTCAGCCAAATTTTCAACTGCGCGAATCAGGTGCTGACGAGGCACCAGTAGGGAGCCCATAAATTCGTTGGCACGAAACTCGGCAACACGAACGCTGGTTTCGTATGCCGTGTTGCCCACAGATGCAAACTTAGACAAATGCTCGGCATCTGGTGTCGAAGTGCGATAGGCTTTATGCGCTGTGACTCCATGGTCATCAAAAAGCCCCGCGCCTTGGGCTGCGTGATGGATCCAAGCTGGTGCCTCAAAAACAGCATGCCCAAGTTCATGGGCAAAGGTGCTTAAAACCAGTTCAGGCGAAGCAATTTCACAGACAGGTGTGACTGAGAGCAGCGCTGCGTCCTTAGACCCATCGGGGTCAAACTCACAAACGCCCAACACCGCGTTGCCCAACTCATCCTTAACTAGGTGGCGGGTATCGACCCATAACTCGTAAGAGATGCCATTGACCTTCATGTTGTCAATAGCACCCAAAACATCCAACGTTAAAGCGTCGGTGTCGCCGCTAATCAATTGCTGGCGCGCTTGCAGTGCAATAGTTGCAACTTTAGTATGCTTGACGTAGTTAGGAAAATAACGGTCGCAGTGCTGGTAGTTGAGTGTGAGTAATGACATTCACTTGTCCAGCTGCAACTGCTTGCGGTACATCCGCACTACATTTCCAACCTCTGTCTGCAAGTCTGGCGGCAAGCGGCTTGCCTCAATGAATGCATCGTCAACACTTACGCCGAGAATCTCTGCGGCTTTAATGATCAGTTCGTTCTTGGGCGCATTTTCTCTATCGCGCTCAATGCGTGACCAGTAGGCAGGCGAGATCTCAAGCAGGCGGGCAAAGTCGTTCATTTGCATGCCCTTGGCCTCTCGATGAAGTCGAATGAATGCTCCGAAGCTCATGGTTTTATTTAAGTTGCGCGATTAGTTAATCTAACAACTATACCGCAAATCGCTGCCTTTTGGCACAGGCTGACAAAAACCAACGTCAATGAATTTTGGGCAGGTCTGCGCGCAAGTGATCCCAAAAAGCACGCATGATGACCATGCTCGCGTCATCTGGATCGACCTCACCCGTGGCCGTGAGCAACTGGTCATTGCCAGCATAAAAGCCCATGTGGTTGCGAATCCACATGCCCAAACCAAAGTGCAGCGTGTAAATATCCTCGCTGTCCATGGCTGCGATCTTGGCCTGCTCGGATTCGTCCATCATGCTTAGGAGCAGACGCACCGCAGCGTTCACCGTGGCTGGAAACTTATTCGCCACGATCACCTTTCCTCCAGTCCCAGGGCGCAATGGGTGACTTGTCGCCCCAAAGACCCTGGTGGCGCGACTGTGCGCACAGTTCCGCTTTCTCATATTTGGGCAGGTCATCTGCAGGCTGTTCTTTGGCGTACTTGCGGTACCACCAAGCCAGACCGGCGTTCACTTGGCTCAAGCCTGCATCGAACGTCTTAGGACAAGCGCCTGAGCAGTTGGGCGATGCCACCAGCACTTTGCCCACGATGCGTTTGTACCGATCATGCTTTGTCCACTCAATGTCGACCTCTTTGTCAAAAACCAGTCGCGACAGGTTTTCCTTGGACACCTGACCAAACGCCTGCTTTTTTTCCGGTGCATCTATTCCCGAGACCCGAATCTTGTGTTGTACCTTCGAGGCATCAAGCACCGTGATGGTGTCGCCATCCGAAACACCAACGACTCGCCCACTCAGCACCTCGGCACCAGCTGGGCCAAAGGCCACGACTAGCGCCAGCGCAAGTCCAAAAATCTTCATCCAATTATCCTCTGTTGCCCTGCGTTACCCATCGTCTTGGAAGATTTGAATCATGATTTGTGGGTCTTTCAAATGCTCTTTGCAACCCATGAAACCAATCAAACTCATTCCCCCCGAACAGATGACAGCGCGCCAGCGCGCAGCCGAGATCACATCCATCCTGTCAGCAGCCATTATGCGTACACATGCCAGTGATCAAGCCGCGACAGATCAAAATGAAAGACAAGTTGGACTTGCCTTTTCTGGTCACCAGCGCGTTCATACGAACCCCTATCAAACAAGGAGTTCCAAATGAACGAAACATCCACTTCAGTGGCCGCCCAAGTGGCTGCGCTGTCCAGCCTGCCTATGCCAGAACTGTGGACGGTGTGGGATCGATTTTTCAAACGTCGCCCAGAAAACCCAAACCGCAATTACATGGAGTCACGCGTTGCCTACAAGCTCCAGGAACAGGCGTTTGGCGGTCTGCCCGCAGAAACCGAGCGCCGACTGGTCAACATCGGCATGCGCCACTCCAAGATCAAGAGCAGGCAGATTGCCCGTGACATTGAACTCGCACCCGGCACCGTTTTGCTGCGCGAATGGGGCGACCTTGACCACAAGGTGACCGTAACCGCCGAGGGCACCTTTGAATACGAAGGCAAGTTTTTCAAGAGCCTGTCGGCTGTCGCCAGGCACATCTCTGGCACGCCATGGTCTGGGCCACTGTTTTTTGGTCTAAAGACCAACCGCAAGGAAGCTGCATGAGTGCCTCCACCCAAATCGCATCACCCAAGCCGCGCAAGCGGTGCGCCGTGTATTGCAGGGTCTCGTCTGACGAGCGGTTGATGCAGGAATTCAACTCCATTGATGCACAGAAGGAATCCGGCCAAGCCTATGTTGCCAGTCAACGCTCAGAAGGCTGGATTCCGGTGGTGGACGACTACGACGACCCCGGGTTTTCTGGAGGCAACACCGAGCGGCCCGGACTCAAACGTCTGATGGCCGACATCAAGCGCGGTCTGGTGGACATCGTGGTGGTCTACAAAATCGACCGACTGACCCGCAGTTTGGCCGACTTTTCCAAGATGGTGGAGGTGTTCGAGCGCCAAGGCGTGTCCTTTGTGTCCGTCACCCAGCAGTTCAACACCACCACTTCGATGGGCCGCTTGATGCTCAACGTGCTGCTGTCGTTCGCACAGTTCGAGCGGGAAGTCACCGGCGAGCGGATCCGCGACAAAATTGCCGCGAGCAAACGCAAGGGAATGTGGATGGGCGGTGTGCCGCCCTTGGGCTACGACGTGGCCAACCGGCTGTTGGTAGTAAACGAGACTGAGGCTGAACTGGTGCGGCGCATCTTTGGCGAAATGCTCACCATTGGGTCGCCAACGCGCATCGCGCAGGGTCTGGCCAGCGAGGGCATCACAACCAAAGCCTGGACAACCCAAGACGGTCAGGTACGCAGTGGCACCCAGATGGACCGGAAATATCTGTACAAGCTGCTGCGTAATCGCATCTATCTGGGCGAGTTGTCACACAAGGGCAGCTGGTTTCCGGGCGCGCACGCGCCAATCGTTGACCACGGTCTGTGGGGGCAGGTGCATGAAGTGCTGGCGCGCGACCCGCATGTGAGGTCAGTAGACACACAAACGCGCGCTAGCACAGACGCACTGTTGCGCGGCCTGTTGTTTGGCCCCAGTGGTGACCCAATGTACCCGACCTACGCCAGTAAGAACAAACGCAAGTACCGTTATTACGTTTCCAAGGCTGAGATGCGATTTGGTGCAGCGGGTAAAACGCACGAGCGCATTCCGGCCGCCGAGGTGGAAGCCGCAACGGTCAACCAAGTCAAAACGGTGCTGTCCAGCCCCGAAGCAATCACCGCCGTTTGCAAATCACTTGAACTGCAAGGTGTCCAGATCAACGAAGACGAGATCGTGATGGGACTTCACCAGCTCGGGGAGGCTTGGGAGCAGCTGTACCCGGCCGAGCGGATCAGGATCGTCAAATTGATGATTGAGAGGGTTGATCTTGTCGCTGGTGGGTTGAAGGTGAAGTGGCACGCCCTGGGGTGGAAGGAACTCATCAAAGAGTTCGCAGCGAAGGGCATTGGTGCGGAACTGGTGGAAATGGAGGCCGTATGAACGCTGACCTCGAATCCTTTGTGCCTCTCACCTATTCCCGACGTGGCGTTCAGCGGCTGGCCACCACCAGCGCGGTCGCGCATGACACGACGTTTTTGGTGGGGCTGAGTCGTGCGTTTTACTGGAAGAGCCTGCTCGATACCGGTGTCATGAAGAGTGGCTCCGAAATTGCGAAAAATGAAGGCCTTCACCACTCGGTGGTCAACGAACTGATGCGTCTGACACTGCTGGCACCCGACATCATCACGCAGTTGATGTCGGGCACACAACCAAGGCGGCTGAACTTGATGTGGTTTCAGCGGAACCGGTTACCGGTGGAATGGCAGGCCCAGCGCGCCATCATCGACGGCTTCAAATAGG